GATATTATTAAGGATAAAGTGATCTATCATATAGAACAGGATAACGGTTACTTCATAAAGTAGCATCTTGCTAATGATTGCACTAAGGCCCCTGCTAGTTATCTTTGTTTTGTTCTTTATTGACTTCCATACACCTGTGATAGTATCAAGTACGATAACAAACCCCACCAAAAATAGCAGTCCTGATATTGGCATTAAGAATGCACTTATAGTAGCTAACAATTTAAGCCAGTTAGCCTGCATGGTCTTAAGCAATATATAGAACTGTGACTCCATTATAGAATAAGGATGCTGTTATTGTATCCGTTTTCTCGTAGGTTACCACACATACCTGTGCAAGTTGTTTGATACTGATTGATACAAGAGCAATGGTTAAACATTGGTCTTAGATCAGTATCCATGTTGGTAGTGGATATGAATATCGGGAACAGATTTCGGTTAGCTAATAGCCATCTTATTAGACGTTGTTCAAAAAAACTAGCCTTTTGTGCATAGTGCTCCATCCCAAAGGCTACCTCTGAACGTGATACGCTAGCAGAATAGTCACCATTCTGAGTCTGAAGTCCTTTATTTTTTAGCTGATATGTCAATCCAAATACAGCATCCTCTGCACTTCTCCACGCAATGACAGGCTGAATAAACTCAACTAGATCTATTTCATCCGGTGTAAGTGTCTGAGTATTGTATGCATTCAACATGTGATTGTAGAACGTAGTACCCAGGATAGGCTGTATCCTTAAAGCTGATTGTGTTGCTATGTATGGGGTGACATCTGTTACATCCACATTGGCTGTGATAGGTGTGTTAGTCTTAAGGTAGGTTTCAGTGATAAAATATAACATCAGATTGCAGGTGTTTGTGCTGCTGCAGTTGCAGCTGCTTGTGTAACATCTCCACCCTCTACAGGTGCTAATGAAGCAAGTGCTCTAATTTCATTGATGGTCATGGTCTCAAGTACTTTGGTAGCTACCAATGGACTCAATGTATTCAATGCATCATTAGTCTTAGAGCTTTCACCCTGAAGCTCCACAATAGTCTCATTAATTATTTGGAAATTATTGATTGTGAAATCTGCAGGGATTTTAGCAATGGTCAATAGCTCATTGAATATCGTAGTGATTTGCATACGTAGCTCCATTACTACGTTCTTTTCAAATATCACATAAGCTTGCTTGATGTCACTGCCATTCCCCAAGCTACCGGATGTACGCACCCCTAACAAGATAGGGTCTATGGTATGAGCAAAGCAAATCTGCTCAGTGTTCAATGCAGATGCCTCATGAAATAGCTTATCATTGTCATTAGTTGGTAAGCTTTCAATCTTAGGTAGTTGGTCCGCACTATTGGCAAAGAACGCAACAGCCTTACCGGCATTAGCTGCACCCTTAAGACGGTCAATAGTTTCCTTGATCATGTGTTTTTCTTCCTCAGACTGTGGACGTTTAGGGAACATCATAGCAAAGCTAGGGAATACACTATTTTGGATGTTGCTTTTAGCGAAGTAACTTAACTCGCCACTTAAAAAAGCAAAGTTTAATGCACTTGTATAGGTAGGTAATGGATAATAATCTTGACCTACTGACTTGACCTCATAGCAATATAGCTGTATTTCGTCACTACATGCAATGTGATAAGGCTTAATTCTCTCAGTATCTATACGAGTGCTCCAGTCATCAGACAAATAGTAGTATTTTCTGCATGGTGATATACGTACTTTCTCCGGTGATACGTTTTCAATCTTGATTAGCTTTCTTTTTTCACCAAAATATAGCTTAAAATATACTCGATTATGCAGGATTAACTGTCTAGTAACAGCCTTAACGGTGTGTTTAAGGTTGACTTTCTTTTCAAAAGAGTACATGTCAAGTTTCTCCTGGGGAGTTAGCTTGTCTGTTATGATATTAAACCCTCCACCAATAACAGCATTTGTCTTAAAATCTACAATGGCACCATGTAGTGGTGAGCTGTAGTACATTTGGTTAAGCAGTTCTGGATATAAGTTACCTTCACCAAAACGAACCCAAGACTCCTGAACGTATCTACCATTGACATAAGGCAAAGTTAAATTGCCTCTACCTACCGGTAAAAATGGAGTGCTAAAAGATTGATAGCCCTCTACTACTTCGGGCCCTTTGGGTTTGCTGTTAATAAATCTATCGTACCATGCCATATTAATCGTATATTGAGTTACCTACTGGACCACTTACTACCATTCTACCTTCCTCAATTACTACGCCTGTAGTCTGTGCTATTGAAAGAGGTAGAACTAATGGTGTTGAGCTCTCATATACCTCATACGTGTACTGCCCTTTAAGTAGTGATATATCTGTAGGCTCATCAAGAGTAAACAGATTGTATCTTTCGGGGTATGCACTTGTATCAGCAGATGTGAATAGCTGTGGTGTGCTAGTAGTATTCATTTCATTGGTGAACACAAACAAATAATGTGGTGTACTAACCGTAGTGACTTCTGAAAGAGTCAATACAAACTGATTAATAACACCTTGATCTAAGTATATCACACCTATATTAAATTAGACTTTACAAATGTTCACAAAAAAGGCCCACCATTACGGTAGGCCCTTTCGCTATGTAGAGAAATAAAGAACTTATATAACTCCGATTGCTTGAAGTGCAGCAGGTAGCATGTCTACCTCATAAGCTAGGTACTCATTTTCAGCTACCAAAGTAACAGAATATTTTGAACCATCAGCTCTAGCTGTTCCTGAACCTTCACCTGTAGCAGATACCTGCAAGTAAGGGAAGTACCAATACTTACCATTAGCATCTAATACGATAGCTGCTAAGTATTGTTGACCGGCACCTAAGATTTTGATAGCACGAGACTTATCTTTATCTCTTCGGTGGAACATTAAGTTAATTGTTTGAGTGACAAATGAGCTACCATTAACTAGGTCAATAGTACTGTCCTCAGTAAAGTTAGATGTGTTACGACGAACGTAGTAGTTTTCAAATAGTACTGGAGGAGTACCTGCAAGAGTGATACCTGTTATCTCCCATCCTGAACCCGCTGATGGGTCGGTTGGTGTGATAGATGCGATCTCATCTTGTTGGTTAATCCAGATACCATAGATACCACCACTGTTGTTGTCGCATGATTTTACGATTGCTTCTAATGCTTGACAAGCCATGATATTAAAGTATTAAAGAGCCCCCTTGGTAGAGGGCTCGTGATTATTATTAAGAATAGAAAACGATATCAGAACCATTCACATATTCGAAACCAACTTTCATGTTAGCACGAGTACGGATAACCGGCTCAGCAACAGTATCAGCTAAGTTCACTGCACGTAAATCAGAAGAATCACCTTCAGCATCGAATGCGTAGATAAGGTTATCTTTCAATGTCCAAACAAAAGTGTTGTTAGACATACCTGGACAAACTACAATCTTAACTCCTAAGAAAGTCAAAGACAAATCTTGAGTAATGTAAGCGTTAGTGTTACCTGCAGCAACTCCTAATCGGTAGATGTTAACCAATTGAGTAGGCATGTACAAACGTAGGTCAGCTGTACGAGTAGCAATAGTTGCAGGAAGTAAAGCAAATGCTGCAGCTAATTTAGTCTCCAATGTAGTGAAGTTAGCAATTGCACCTGTACCACCGTTGATAACTGTATCAGTTGGGTCAGTTAAACCTGCAGTTAATTTTTTCTCATAACCATCACATAAAGCTAATGTAGGGTTAGCAGAACCTGTGTCACCTTTCCAACGGATTGACTCGATGTCACCATTGATTTTGTTAGCCATTTCTGACCAATAGAAAGACATGAAAGAAGCAACAGAAAAATCTCCGTTAGATCCTTTTGACATTTGAAGAGATAAGAAAGATTGCTCTAAGTCAAACTGACAAATTTGAGCCATTGCAGAAAGAGCACAAACGTCAATTTCTTTAGCGTTCAAATCATCATTAGGAGCTGAGAAAGAACAGCTAGATGCTTGCAAGATGTTACCGAAAGTAACAGTCGCTAATTTAGTTTTGTACTTTACACCTGGTAAAGAACGATAGTTGTCAGCAGTATCCTCAGACAAGTAAGCTTGAGAATAGAATGCCTCTGGGTTCGCTGCTAATAAAGCAGTTGGGTCAACTTGTAAGTCGAATTTTAATTTACGCATTTTATTTGTTGTTTATGAATTTGTTTACACTAGAAAATCTATGCTGTGCACTCATAGCCACAGCCTCTTCAATCACTTCCTCTTCTACCTCAGTGCTTATCACTTCCTCAAGTTGGTTCTTAAGGTCAGCAATCATAGCTACTAATGCATTGATTTGCTCATCCATTGCAGGCTTAACAATAGCTAGGATAGCTTCTGCGTCAAGCACAGGATCTACCGCCATTGTTTCTTCTTCTGCAGGCATTTCTGTTACTTCCTCTTCGATAACAGTTTCCTCTAGGGCTACTTCCTCAGAAGCCTCTACTTTTTCAACATCTTTTACTTCAACTACTTTACCATCTTTTACGATGTAGATTTTTTCGTTGATGATGTGTTCGCCATCCGGCAACATTAACTCATTCATTTGTGTATTTATTTGGGATTTGTTTTGCTCTTTTAGTTTCATGCCTAAGTACCCTTCTATGCTAAATCCTATTTGCTCTTGAGCTACAAGTTCAGCATAGTACTCTTTATCAGTTACCTGGGCAGTAACCATAAGTGTACCCTCCGGTACTTCAATACCAAATGATGAGTAAGCTTTGTCCTCTTTTGGAGTGTCTACTATCCATGCCTCAAGTACATAGGCAGGTACAGTCTTTTCAGTATCATGTTCCAAGTTGAATAGGTCCTTATTCAACATGTCTTTCATGAACTTAGCATGAATTTTTTCTATCTCTTCAGCAGTGAATTTAACATAGTACTCCTCATCTGTATCCTCATCAAAGCGATAGATCTCCATAGGTATCAAAGCAGGTGCAGTGATACGGTACTTTATCTCATCATTGAATCTCATCGGTTTTGTCTGAGCACTGAATGCCATACCCATGACTTTGATGGCTGGAGTGGATGTAAAAGCTATCTGTTCGATACCTAAGTCTTGACCATTCTCAGAGTACTCAGGGTCAATAGTTATTTTGTAAACTGGTAGTTTATCTTTTGCCATTACCTATATTAAAAATTTCCTATATTTGTTCAAAAATTTAACCATGATAAAAATCTTAGACAGGGAAATCCCCAACCAAATCGATGAGCTGACTATTGAGCAGTTCGAAACTATCACTGATATTAACAATGATACTAGCCTTGACCCCATTGACAAACACCTTAAAGTATTCGCTTACTTGGGGATACCTGAGTCTGAGTTTTGGGATACGGATGTTGCTGAATTTGTAGAGATTGTTAAGAGCTTCAATACAATGGAACAGAAAGATTTTCCTGTAGTGGAGGAGCTTGAGATTGAAGGCTATATCTACCGAGCACAAATGAAGTTAACTGTACGTGATACTAAGATCATTGAGAAGGTAGCACTACATAAGAACAAAGGATATATATCTGAGATGTTAGCTGTCATGTTCAAACGTGAGGACCTTACCCCTACTGAACACTATGCCGATGCACACATCAAACAAAAGGCTAAGCTATTACGCAAGCTAGATGCTAACATTGCCATCCCTTATATCATGTTCATAGCTCAAAAGATAGGTCAACAATTACGAAATGATACACCTACCGAAGCAGTGGAGTGATGTAACTGTTGAGCAGTTCATTGAGTTTAATAAGATAGATGCCTCACAGGGTTCGTATCACTACAATAGTGAGGCACTTTCTATTTTGTCAGACTTACCCATTGAGGATATTGAAGAGCTCGATGTCGATGAGATTCCTTCTCTCTCCTT